CACAGTAAACTTCGTAGCCCATAGAAGCCGTAAGACGCTCAGTGAGCTGCGCGAGATGGGCTTCAGTGAGAAAAAGCTCGAGAGGATTGGTGACGCACACGAAGATGTTGAGTTAGAGACTGACGCTGAGATCTTAGCCCGTCATGACGACATAGGAGCTGACAGAGGTCACAATGCTCACGGCTACCAAGACCAGATCCGCAACATAATGGTCTACGAAGTCTACATCCACATCGACATTGAAGGCACAGGAATAGCAAAGCTGCACCGCATACTAAAAGCAGGAAACGTACTGCTTGAAGTAGACGAAGTGAAGCGCATACCGTTTGTTACCTTTGCTCCGCTTCCTATCCCACACGCTTTCTACGGTTCTAACTTTGCTGAGAAGCTGGTAGCTACACAGAACGCTAGAACAATCCTTACACGGTCTATCCTTGATCACGCTATGATCACCAACAACCCACGTTACATGGTTGTCAAAGGTGGCCTGACTAATCCGCGTGAGCTGATAGACAACAGAGTGGGCGGTTTAGTAAATGTCAGTAGACCCGATGCTATCTCACCAATGCCACAGGCATCCTTGAACCCGTTTGTATTCCAGACTCTTCAGCTCCTTGATGAAGACAAAGAGGACAACACAGGTGTATCTAGGTTGTCACAAGGTTTGAACAAGGATGCCATTAGCCACCAAAATAGTGCTGCTATGGTCGAGCAATTGGCTACCATGTCTCAGCAGAGACAAAAGATCATTGCTCGTAACTTTGCCAATCAGTTTGTAAAGCCTCTGTTCCATTTGGCTTATCAGATCTGCATTGAAAACGAAGATCAACAGAAGATCATCGATCTAAGTGGTGAGTATGTGCAGGTAGATCCTTCTCGCTGGGAAGACAAGCGTGATGTAACAGTACAACTGCACCTTGGATATGGCGAACAGGAAGCAGAGAGCCAGAAGCGTATGGCGATACATACTCTGTTCTCACAAGATCCAATCCTGTCATCAATGTACTTGCCTCAGAACGCCTATGCTTTGACTAAAGATACATTAGAAAGATCTGGTATCCTAAATGTCAGCGACTATCTGACACCACCAGATCAGATACCACCGCCACCACCTGATCCTGCACAAGAGATGCAGATGCAGATGGCTGCTAAACAGATCGAACTACAAGAGCGTCAGACTGCCGTTGCAGAAGCAAAGGCACAGGTAGATGCACAAGTTCAACAGATGAAGCTACAGCTTGAGAAGATGAAGGCTGAAGCTCAACACGCTCTACAGAGCGATAATCAAGACCTCAAAGAACAGCAGTTTAAGTTCAAGCAGTTCATTGACTCAAATGAGCTGGAGATCCTTCGCACTGCTGAAGATCTGAGAGGTATAGCCAGCCCGACAGGGTAATAGGAGAGCAGATTGAGTAACGAAGAAGAAGAAGAGCAGTTAGTACGTCAAGGAGAAAACGCCGAGACCCTACTAGGTATCAAAGCGTTTTCTGAGACTATTGACAGAATGGTGCAGCAGACATTCCAGAACTTTGTGAACTCTAAACCAGAGGAAACAGAGGTCAGGGAGCGTACTTATGCCCATTATAGAGCCTTGGTAGACATCGTTTCGACCTTGCAGCAGCAAACAACAGTCAAGAACGAGATATTGACCAAGCAGTACCATGATCGTGACAACAACGAAGAGGGTGAATAGCACCATGTCAGACGTGCAAGAAACCAACTTAAATGAGGGGATACCCCTCGACGCAGAAGAAGCCATCCTTGCTAAATGGGAAGACGCTGAGAAGCTATCCGAAGATGAAGCAGAGGCAACTCAGGATGATCAACAAGAAGAGACTATGGATAATCCTGAGACAGAAGAGACAGAAGAAGCCGCCGATACTGACGGTGAGGAAACAGACCCAGATGAAGAGGAAACCGAAGACGATGAAACTGATGATTCAGAAGACGACGAAGATGGTGACGAAGCCGCTGCGGTGTCTGACGAAACTGAAGTGGAAGTTATCGTCAATGGTGAATCAAAGATGGTATCTGTTGCTTCGCTTAAACGATTGGCTGGTCAAGAAGCTAGTCTCACTCAAAAGTCTCAGCAAGTCGCTGACCAGCGAAAAGAAGCTGAAACAGCTATTGAAAAGAACCACATCGTTATCCAAAAGATGCTTCAACGTGCTAATGAAAAGCTCAAGCCTTATGCTGACGTGGACATGCTCGTTGCCAGCAAAACTATGGAGACCGAAGACTTTGCACAACTTAGAAGAGAAGCCACTGCCGCGCAAGACGAGGTAAGGTTTCTCGAACAAGAAGCAGATGCTTTTTATAACGACTTGAAAGAACAGAACGCACAGCAGCAGCAGAAAGCAGCTCAAGAGTGCGTTACGATCTTACAAGAAGAGTTACCCGACTGGAGCAATAAGCTCTATGACGACATAAGAAGCTATGCGGTCTCTCAGGGTTTACCAAAAGAGGCTGTCGATCAGTACGTCGATCCAAGTGTAATCAAGTTGATTAACAAGGCTCGACTATATGATGACGGCAAAAAGGTAGCTTTGACAAAGAAAAAGACCGCTGCAAAAACAAAGGTTCTTAGAACTAAGAAATCACCCGACAAAAACGCATCATCTAAAGCCACGGCTGAGAAAGCTAGGCAAACGATGGTCGCTAATGGTGGGCGAGACTTAGATGATATAGCTGCTGCAATTCTTGGAAGCTGGGAAGTGGAAAACTCATAATTAGCCAAGAAGGAATACTAAAGTGGCAATTTACAAAACCTATGAACAAATCGGCATGGCTGAAGATGTTTCGTCAATTATAAGTGACATCACGCCCACCGATACGCCTATGTACAGTATGATCAAATCAGAGAAAGTTCATGCTCGTCAGTATCAATATCAGACAGATAGCCTTGCTGCTGCTGCGTCAAACGCACAGCTTGAGGGCTTTACGGCTGCTGCTGGTACAGCAATTCCAACAACGATGATCACTGGCAACACTCAGATACTACAGAAGACTTTTCAAGTATCTGCTTCAGCCGATGCCATTAAAGCACACGGCAGGGCCAAAGAAACTGCATATCAGTTATCTAAAGCCCTAAAAGAGATCAAGAAAGACGTAGAATACGCCTTTGTTGGTGCTTCCAATGCAACCGTAGTGGGTAATGCTACAACAGCCCGTGAAATGGCATCTGCTGATCAACTGATCGCGGCAGGAGTTACGACCGACGCTGGAACAAACGCAACAGATGCCTTAACAGAAGCAAAGATGCTTGTGAATATGCAAGCTGTCTTTGATGCTGGCGGTGAGCCATCAGTAGCAATGTGTAAGCCAGCCGATTCTTTGATCATTGCTGGTTTCACTGGTGCGGCTGGTCGATCACGCGAG